TCAAAGAATATTTTCACTTTTCACGTTCAAATTGCGTCATGTAAGAATCATCAGTCCATGAATCTTCACGAGTGTTCTCCACTGTGTAGAAGTTTTGATCAATTAAATATCCAGGATTCTCATCAATCCTTTTTTCCATAAACGCATCATCATACCATATGATTCTATTGTTTGGATATGCAAAGAAGTTGCCTTCATCCATTCTAAACATATGAGCACATTTATGTTCTGGATCTTCTGAAAAATTTGTATCTAAGAAAGAAGCTTTGTCTTCCCATGCCCAGTCAATAGTAAACATGTAAGTGCCTTTACGTTTGACACCTTTACAATCTACTAACTCAGCTCTGCAATTTGCTAATCTGTTTCTGCGTTGCACGTTAACATAAGGAGAAAAACAATCCCAGTATTGGTGAATATTTAATTCATGTTTAGGAGCATCTTTTTTCCACACAAAAGCATGTATAGGTCTTCGTGTCCAGTTAACTCCGTTAGGTAATAAACATTCAAACAACAAAGCTCTACGCTCTAAAGAAGCTACACAATGTACATCACAGAACGTGTGTTCACCGTGCCCCTTTGTGTGATCAAATAAATATTCGTTTTTAATGTATGCCGAAAACGGCGGTATGTTATGATTTAAATATGCCATGGTTCTCTCCTACCACTTAACTTTATCAGCCCAATAGGCTGCTGACATCTTACCCTTTGATATATTACGACCATGCCTAGCCTTGAAAGACTTACGTTTAGCTTTCATTCTAGCAGACTCACCAGCTTTAGGTTTACCTGCAGTGCTGGCTCCTTGTTCGCCAAATCTTATTGTCTTAACTTTAGCGCCTTCTTTAGCAACCACTACGTGTGATTTCTTTGGATGGCTAGGAGTTCTCTTTGGTTTATTAAAACCTGATACTCCAGCTCTCTCTAATCTCGAATCTTTGGTCATGTTACTTTCCTGTATTTTTTAACTTTCTTTGCAATTGTTTTGGGTTGCTTCACAAACTGTTTGCCCTTTTTTGTTCCTTGGCGTTTTGCTTTTGTCGTTGCCGCATACTCCGCAGATGTCAGGGCTTTGATCGCTTTCTCTGGTAAATAACGTTCTCCAGTATCTGCTGATTTTTTTCCAGACTTTGTTTTCCATTTTTGTTTGCCCCATGATTTTAGGCTCCTTTGACTTTTCTTTAAGGCCATTAAGATTTATAACCTCCACCTTTAGCTTTGTATGCTTTAGCCAGCATCTGTGCTTTACGCGCAGACCATTGACCTGAGCTACCACCTTTAGAGCCTGATTTAATTCTGTTAAATAAAGTTTTACGCATGCCTGGTTTGGTATAGTTACCTGCCTCGTTTACTTTTGATTTTGATTTAGTTGCTGGTTTTCTTTTTGTAGTCATACCTGTTTGTGCCCTTGTTATCATATTAATCCTTTATTACTTTATCGCAATGCTTAGCACCTGTTTGATCTATTTTCATTACACATTGTTCAACTGAGCAAGTGTATTTGTTAGTCTTGCCAGCGTTTTTTTCTGCATAGCGTTTTGCTTTAAGACAAGCTCCAATATTATCTTGATGGTACCAACCTTCAACTTTTTGCTCTTCACCCTGATAGGTCCATAAGCTTAATAGTATAACTGTTTCAATGAGTCCCATTTTTCCTGTCTTCTATATCTATGATACGATCTTCGTGAAACTGGATGGTCATTTCATTCTTTTCAATATTAGGTACATTGTCTTCAATAATTTCTTTTAACTTTTCTACATCTCCGGCTAAGAACTCTGTCAACATATATAGTTCTTGTATTTGTGGTGATACCATTTCACCTTTAGGTACACCGGCAATAAATTCATTTGCAGCTTCTATATCTTTTTCAATAAGCTGTAGTTGTGTCTCAATAGAGTTTAGTCTTTCGATAACTCCAAAAGCAAACCAAGCCCCTACGGCAACAGCTGCTATAATAGAAATTAAATTTCTAGCTGGCATACTGATTGATGTATTTTCTGATACTCGCATTTATACCTCTTGTAAAATTATAGTTTCGCCTTGACAATAAAACTCAAAGCTTGTTAAAGTATTACCATCTTCATTTCTAAATCTTTCTAACAAGCTATCTACTAAGCTAACTTTATTAGTATTTAAAAAAAGGTGACAAGCTTGATCATCATCAAATGAATGCTCTTGCCATTTGGTAAGTTTAGATTCATCTAATTCGGCGTAGGTTAACATCACTGTTAAATACCAAATCATTAGATGTTGCCACTAATCTTAATTGCATTAGCACCAGTCTGAGCTGCAACGTCCATAGCTTTTTCAACTAACTCTTGTTTCAGTTTACTTTCTTTATTCATCTGATCCATCATTATTTTATCTTTACGTAACTCACGATCTTCATCTGTATTTTCATCTTTGATAATTGTTTGTGCTTCTTCTAGAGCCATCTTATCTTCGTGAATTTTTAAATCGTTCATCATTTTTTGTGCACGTAATGCAAGATCTTTTTCTTGTAATTCAATTTGTGGATCTTTCTTTTTACCTGCCATGATTTTAGCTTTTTCTTCGTCAAGTTGTAATACTTTATCCGAAGCTTCTGCTGACATCATTGCTATTTGATTTTCTAATTCAAGTGGTAGTTGTTGTGCTGGCATTTGACCAGGTTGTCCAGGCTGACCAGGTTGAGGCTCTGGTGGCGGAGACATAATAATTTGTTGCATTTGTGGATCAGGAATCATCTGCGCCATTTCTTGTCTATATTTCATAGATAGATGTTCTTGAATATGTGCCATTAATATTTGAGCCATTTGCCTATTTTCATTGTACGCTGGGTTCTGTAACATAGTACCATGTACAATAATATGCGCATCATGGTTTTGATCCATTCTAGCTTTCAAAGGCATCCCTTTCATAGCCATCATATTTTCAGTAATAGGATCGCCAGTAAATGGTGGTTGTGATTGAGATAAATATCTTTTAGGATCTTCAACTCCCATAGCAGAAAATAGTTCTTGACTAATTAATTGCATGTTGTACTGTGCAGGATTCTGTTGCGCTATAGACATGATTGCATTTATCTTAGCAATACGATGTGCTTCAGTCGGCATGTTAGGATCTGATACCGGTATCACATCAATACTTTTTAAATTAAAGTCTTGGCTAAATACTTGTTGTGCCCCACCTGCTACTTCATAAGGATAAGACTCTGGTAAATATTCCTGGTCTAGTCTACAAAGTATTCTTAAATCTTTAGTCTGAGCTTCGTGCATACGTTTATGTACAGCAGCAAATAGTTTACTAGACTGTTCTAGTAAAGCCATAGTGGTTCCGACTGGTCCGTAGTTGCTTCCAGATTCTACTACATTATCTGTAGCGTCTGCAAACTCACGAGCGGCATTGGTAACATATTGCATTAAATTAAATAATGTTTGCGATGGTTCTTTAAATGGCAAAGGTTGTAGAGACTTTCCAAGATCACCAGCCGGACTATTTACTTCACGCCATTCACCAGGGGCAATAGGCTCATCGGGTGCTAAGACACGTAATCCGTGAGCTTTAAATCCTCCTGGTAAATTTGCGAATGTACCAGCATCGATAAGCTGGCGCATTGAGGAAGTTGCGGTTTTTGTTAAACCACCAATTAAATGTAAGTAACCATAACCATAGAAACCTAAACCAGGTATCATAGTATAGTGGGTAAAATATAATTTCTTTTTCTTAAATGGATCTTCTTCATCCCAGTTTCTTCTGATAGATAAAACTTTTTGATCCGCAGTCATGTATACAATGTAAGGAAGTTTAATTCCAGTCTCATCTTCAAAACCAGGAACATCTGCCTCAACGTGCATTTCCAAAATTTCTACTCTGTCATTATTATTACCAGGTTTACTTAAGCCTACTGCTTCATTGGCAGCATTCTCAGCTTCTGATTCTGAAATCTCTGCATCATCTGAATATTCAATGTCAGCAAACAAACCAGCAATTTGTAATTTTTTAATTTGATTTGATGATAACGTGTAGCGGTGAGTAAAACGTTCTGCAGTTTCTAAATTAGAAGCATAGTAGTCTACGTAAAAATCTTGTGCCTTAACATATTCAGTACGGGGTCTGTTGGAAGTTGCATCCCAATAAGTTTTTTTAAATGCCGAACCATATAAAGCTACGTGAAATAATAAGCGATCAAGTTCAGGACCATACTCTGGCATTTGAACTTGGGTTTGCCAATTCATAAAATCTCTAACACGATTGGC